GGTCTCGGTTCAAGTCTGGAACCGGTCAAAAAGTTCTCGATACCATTCTTGGTAGACGCAAGCTTCGGTCTATTGGCTCTCGATCCGGTTGTGTTCTGCATCGAACCTTCGGTGAGAAACTTGAACAATGGACCTCTTGCCACCGTGATGGAGGTCCTAATTGGGGATAGAACCTCATCCGATTGCTTCATAGTTGGAGCGGTTGTAATCTGATGGGTAGTCTCAGTATCGATGTTTAAGAAGTAACTTTGAATGATTGAAGAGTACATTGTCTTGGCAGCACCTCTTGCTACTATGAGATACTGCTTGTTGATAAGCCTCTTCTTTACCATCTTCCTCACATAATGGCCACCATTACCATCAGGATTCGGTTCATACACACTTCGCTCAACGAAGTAATACCAACCGAACAACTGCTCCGCCCAGAGCTTAAATGTATCCAAAAGAAAAAGAGGCGAGCCATCCGTTAAGGTGAGCTCCGTCTCACAATATTTGATGAAGCCGTTAATAGCCTCTTCATCGTAATAAACTCCGGGATTAGCTATGAGATCATCGATTCGATTCATCTCCATTGAGATCTCTTTGCATACTGGAATCTTTCCTTTAAGAACGGCATCTCGAAACTCGCCATAATACTTTGGCGTTGCAGTGTTCGATAAAGCCATTTTGATTTTTCTCCTTTTCTACTATCTCATGCTCTTACGAACCGAGATGCATACTTTCTGCCTTTATCGGCAACCTGTTCTATAACCGGACCATCACCATATAATCCAAGTAGCTCTTTAGTTCTCTGCGTCGCGGTAGAAACATCTTCGGGATTGTTTCCCCAAACGATCCATGGTAATACATCAAGAACCGCATGACTGCCTGGTCTGTGAATTGGAGAGCCATAGTTATATGAGCCGCCAACAAGTTCGCCTTTATGATTGTAGACTGCCTCTTTATGCCCGTCCTTAGACACATACTTTACATTCCTTTGGCCAGGTTCTGTTCCTTTCTGATGGGCATTATTAGCGACACCAGAAACCCATCCTTCACGCTTGGCATCAGCCTCCGTTTTAGGGACATCGGTATTGAATTTGTTCCTGTTATAATGGGCATCTTTAATGCGATCTATAGTGTCTTTCCGAACACCCCATTTCATACCTTTGACACCGTAGTGAACCAAATACTGCATTCGATTCACCTCCTATCAATGAAGGTTTTTATAAATCGTAGCAAGACCAACACCAATCACAACGACGTCTCCAGCTATATCAAGAATTTCACTCGCCTTATCCCATCCACTAGCGACATCCTGCGTACTCAAAGAAGTGTACTGACGCTCAAGATTCATGCGATTGACTCGTCTCTGAAGCTCGGCATCACTAAGATCACTAAGGTCCATCTTTTTCTGTTCGTTGGAGCGAATCGCATTTCCAACCTTCTTGGCTGCAGACGAACCTGTTTTTACGGTCTTTCCGCCAGCATTTCCAACCTTGATTCCCTTCCCAAGTTTCGTTTCTTCTTTCTTATTACCATCGGAATTCTCGCTTGAGCTCTTCTTAGTACTCGCTTCGGGATGTCCACCAGCAATAAACTTTGATGCCATCTTCGTTACTGGATTACCATAGCCATTTGAACCGGTACTAAGAGCAGGACCCTTCTTGGTGTGGTAATCGTCTTTACGAACGCCCCACTTCATACCTTTTACCCCATAATGGATAATGTACTCGTCCATATCAGTCTTCCTCCTTTCCCGGATCTACAGCGACATTAATACGCCACTCTAATTCGTCTTTATAACCTTGTAGTGCTTCTTTGACCGAAGCAGATGCAGGTGGATCAAACACCAATCTAACACCTACGCCGACGTATGCTTTGACCATCTCGATTTCGTCGCTTCCCTCTTCAAGGAAGTCTGACCATTCCTCGGTATCTCCACTTATCGTAAACGGACTATCACAAACGCCAAGTTGGACCAGAACGCCAAGCTGGGCATTTGTGTAGAGAATCAGGTCGGTGTCGAACGATGTATCCGATTCGGCAACATTGCACGTTTTCTTAACACTGTTAAGAATGCTAGCTTCCGAACCCATTTTGAATTATCCTCTCTTGCTCTTAGATAACGCCTCTTCGCCATCGGAATCCTTCAGCCCCCTGCGTACCGGCTCGTCCTGGGCGTCTTCCGGGCAATTAGCATAAGCTTCATAGTCAGCGAGAGTATGGGTCTCGTGATAGCGTTTAAGTAGCTTCTCTTTCTTTGTCATACATTCCTCCTATAGTTTATATGTTCTTGCGGATTGGCGGTGTTATGGATCATAGTACATCGGTTCCTCCTTACCAAAGTTTTGTATCACCCGGCCTTCTGACGTGAAAGACTGGTTCTAATACAGAAAGATCCCCATAATGTATCGCATTGTGCAATCTATGAGATACGCACACGACATTATCGGGATCCATAAGTTTTGAAGTAAGTTCTAAAATATCATTTGCCTCAATTGGCTCGAGATGATGTAGGATGATTCGAGAGTGGATCTCGTTTGGAGGGAGTGCCATCTCGCATCCCTGATCTCTTATTATCATGTCTCGTCTGAACCTACGCCATTCGGGCGAATGATAGAAGTCTTGATTGAGATATCGGTTGTAGCCGAACGTGTCAGCAGCGACCTCTCCCCCAATCAAGAGATAATTAAAACGCTCCTCAAATGTTGGGAGCGTGATTAGTTTGGAGTAGGTTTTCATCGTCTATTCAATAACAGTATTCGATATTGGGTCGTAGACTTTGAATATTCGTTTGTTATTCTTTTTTAAATATTCAACACCTGCTGACACGCGATCCTCGTCATAGCCAAGATCTCGTAATGTTGCAGAATTTAATTCATCGCTATGACGCTTTATTAAATCTTGAGAGTCCTTAAGATATGACTGCCGTATTCGCTCTTCTTCACGCTGCAACCGTTTGAATTCATCTGGATTCTTATTGCCGCGTAAAACAGAAAGATTATAATCGTCAACTTCTTTCTGAAACTGTTCAAAATCTGGAAGATGCTTTTCGACGATGCTCCCTGATTCCTTATTCAATTTCTCTAAAGCAGCATCATAATTCTTTCCGGTTGATAAAGAAGAAGCACCCTTTGGAAGTTTCTTCTTTTTAGCGTCTTTTGATCGAGCAGAATTTATTTTACTGTTAAAACCAAGGCTATTTATCTCAACGCCCATTTTCTTGACAGCATTCTCGCCGACAGTCTTTTTCTTCTTCGGGTTCCCAGCCATAGAAGCTGCAAGTGGAGATGGGCCACCACCGCCAGCAATTGTATTAGGGCCCCATCCGCCTCCACCTCCGCCGCCGGTGGCTTCGTATTCTTTACGGACGCCCCACTTCATACCTTTGACGCCGTAGTGTATTAAGATGTCTTTCATTTTGATTACTCCTAATAAAATTTATGATAACCGACGTTCTTAACCGATTCATATGGATCTAATACTATAATTGGAAGATCGGCGACATTGGAGATATAGTCGAACGGATCAACGATTGCGTCATAACCCATATCTTTATAATCTTTTACAATATCGTTTTCATGTTTAGCCATAACATCCCAAACAAAGTCACGAGTCTTTTGCCAAGCTATTTCGTCGTTAGAATGTTGGTCATACTTAGTCCAATCGTCTTTTGAATCGACATCATCCCAACCATAGTTGTCATCGTTTATATAATTAGAGCGCTCCTCTCTATCAGTAAACCTTTCTCTCAAATCCTGATCTTTGAGATATGCCTCCTGTATGGATGTATCGCCATATTTACTTATTAAATCTTCCACAACCTTTTGACCTTTTACGACTTTAACATCTTTTATAAATTCGTTTGTGTACTCACCAAAGCCATTAGTTGGGTCATAAGGTAATAAACCAGTCATATCACCATATCCATAAATTTCTCGATCAGAATCGGTGATAGACATATACTTGCGCTTGTGATCGGAATAACTCTCATTCTCTCCAGCAACTCGAAAAGCATTAGATCCTTTCTTGATCTCAAAGTAATCGGAGGACGACCCTTTGTCGCTGATAGTCGAAGAACCATGAATTCTAGTGCCGTCATAATTCTGATAACGACGGACCCCCCACTTCATCCCCTTTACGCCGTAGTGTATTAAGATGTCTTTCATTTTGATCCGTCCTTATAATCTATTAACTTTGTTGTATGTCCTCCACAGATATGGGTTAATAGCAACAACTTCGTCTTCAGAAGTACGAACAGAAGTGTTACGAATATTAACGTTTCTATCCAAAACGGCAGACACATAATCTTTTACTTCTTCTTCATTCTTTATCTTAAGATCTTTCGCAATAGCACTGCCAAGGACATCTATTTGCTTATCAGCATAACCTTTCCAAATCTCAGCCATACGAGGATCAGATTGGGCTTTGCTCAAAGCTCGTTCTACATCGTCAGAAGCCTTGGCGTACTCTTTACCGGTCTTAGCCGAATCTCTTCGTTTAATAGCTTCCGAGACACCGTGCTCCTTGTATAACTTGTTCTGTTCTTTGTTACGAGCTTTAAAATCGTCCTTAAGTTCTTTCATGGCATTATCATAATTTTCACCAGTTGATTCTCCACGGCCGGTTTTCTTTTGAGCTTCGAGAACTTGAGGGCTGTATTTCTTGGAAAGCGAGGCGTATTTATCTTTACCTTCTTGAGTTAGACGACCCGACTTATCTTGATATCGCCGTACACCCCACTTCATACCTTTGACGCCGTAATGTATAAGAACATTATTCATGAAAAACCTCCACATCCTCCTCGCTTTCTCCTCTATAGCCTCTGAAAGCCTTGATAGCTTCGCTATAGAGTTCTTCGATATGCTGAGAGGAATCGACGAGATTCTTTTTAGACTCGAGGAGGGCTGTTTCTTTTCTAATCTTCTCAGCTTCTAACTGATTTCGGCTTGAACCAAGTTTAAGGTAGTGCACAAGCACTTGTGACGACACGGTGCCGTCTAATATCTGTTGGTAAGCAAGATCGTTGGCGGCAGCGATGATCTGATTCTCGAAACCTTCTGGCGTTGATGCCGGACGTGACCTCTTTGATCCTGCTTTGGACAGACTTTTGGTTGTCTTAGCCAACGGTCTTACCTCCTTTCTGTAAAACTAATTGGGTAATTAAATATAGATTGGTGGGACTTTGGACCCCTTTCAGAAGGGCATAAGGGACAACTTATCAGCAGGAGAAAAACCAAGAAAACAGAACAAATATGATTGCAGATGAACCTTGAAATAGAGGACTTTCATACGGGTCTTATGCCCTTCTGAAAAGGGAAAGTTTCACCAAAATATCCGCCGGAGCAAAAATGAAGACCGGCGCGATGCTGGAGGGGGGTCAAATTTTCAGACACCCCCCTATGGGTCAATATGATTTCATTTTATATTTTATTTGCCTCTGGCGTCATAAGCAAAAGAACTTGTAAACTGTCAGATTCTTGTAAAATTCATCAATCACACTTTCTTCTCATAAACTTTCTTGTACAGGTGGAGGAAGTCCAAGTCAATGATTGAATCTATTGCATTTTCTATGATCCTGTAGTTCTCCATCGGTGTGAGCTGATCTGAAGTCATAGCGACACGAGCAAGGTAGGAGCAGGTGCCATAGCCATGAGTCGTGTCAAACTCATACCATTCGTCCCACTGAGTGAATGGGTCCCAAGGATTGTCCACAGTAGTAAGTGCTACAGCAGGTACCATACGTATCTCCTTTCTTGTATGAGGGGCGGCTATATGAACCGCTATTATAAGGCGCCTATATAAAGGCTTAGTATAGGCTTCTTTTATATTTAGGTTTAGAATTGTGGGTTAATAAAGTTAAATGGGGTATCAAATAGGAAATCGAATAAGAAATCAAGATGTGCAAAATAGAAAATCGAAAATACAAAATAGAAAATCGAAAATGCAAAATAGGAAATCAAAAATGCAAAATAGAAAATCAGAAATGCAAAATAGGAAATCGAAAATCAATAAGTAATTCTACAAGGTTCAAAACGAATAAACACGAATAGGAAATACAAAAATGCAAAAATGCAAAATAGAAAATCCGAAAATAAAAATACGCCCCTATTTGAAAATAGGCCATGGAGCAGACAAAATACGGGGCCAATTTAGAAATAGGGGGTATTTTTTTCAAATATGAAATAGTTCTTATCTAAGGTTCTTGCTAACAGTTGAAACCGAAACTCCAAGTCTATTAGCAATCTCTTTCTGAGTATAGCCGGAAGCTTGCATCGCTTTCATTGTAGATATCTGAGAAGGGGTAAGTCCTTTGCTCTGCTTTGGTAAAGCGAGCTCCTTAACACGATCCTTATCCGATGCATCAAGAAGTTGCTTAAGCTTTGTATCATGAATGGCTCCTGCTTGAATGGCTTCCCATTCTTTGTCTGAAAAATAGATTTTCGAACTCTTGCCGTCGGCACCAACCCTTAATCTTGCTTCTACCATAGCACGATTGCGAAGCTTTCCCATCTTATCCTTTGAAATATCAGGATTGTCCTGCTTCTGCTTTTGAACAATACTTTCTGCAAGACGATTAGCTTCTCTTTCTTTTGGCTTATTGAGATTAGCAAGATAGAGCTTGGCCTCAAGACTCTTTACCTCTTCAGAATATGTTTCAGCGGCTTCCCTATTGTACTGGAGTTTCCCTGTAGAATAGATTTCCTTTCGAGCATCATTAGCCATCTGCTTCATGGTATTGGCATAGTTGGCATACTCGAGCTCAATAGGATGCCTCATAGGGGAAACCAAAGTCATGGCGTCATTGGTCTCAGCCATCTGAGTAGACTGCTTAGTCCTCATGACTTCGGTCGTCTTGACCTTAGCTCCTTCTATCTTCTTAGTCTGCCACTTATGAGTTTCTGCATTCCAATACTCAGTCTTCGTGTAGTACTCTTCAACACGCTTAGAAGGCTTAACAACCTCTTTACCTTTCTTGGGATCGAAATATCGCATCTCATCCCAAGACTGTTCTCCAGTGTAGGGATTGACATTAGGATTACCTTTAGTCTTCGTTACAGTTTTCTCTGAGCTTGCTCTCGAGACGATAGTAGATGCTCCAACAGAATCATTACCAGCTTCATTGGTATGTTTCATCCATTTCTCTTTAAGCTCTTTGATGTTGTTATCGGCTTCACTCTTCTTGTAGTCGAGATTGTGTTTTTCAGCATCAATTACAACCTGAGCATGCTTAACTGCTTTAGCAATATCCTCTGGTGGAGCTCCTTGGAGAGTCATGTCTGTGATGAGGTTCGAAACCTTACCCATCTCAGTCTGCTTATTCTGCTTAGTCATCCTGCGCATACCTTCTCTAGCAGGATACGCCTCTCTTGGATCGAAGCCGACTAAGTCTTTCAAATATGGATCTTTCGATGGGTCTTGAGTTTTGATTCTCACTCGGTCATTTACAGGTATTACAACTACGCTGTCTCCATCAAAGTCCGCTCCTGAGAGCCTGGAAGCAACAGTGCTGTTAATACCGACAGCATCTTGTGAATCACCCAAAAGCTTCTTTCCATCAGGATGTCTATTATTGACTGTTAGAGTCGGAATCTCAAATATGCCCTGATGAGGATGCCTTATTAGAACTACCTTATCTCCAGTATTATAGGTAGGAGCATAGATTTCATTATCTTTAAGAGTGTCGACTGGTAATATAACTTTAGTGCTCTGACGAGGAAGCGAAGCCGCCTTCAGATCAACAGCATCCCGATCGCAAGCATCTGCAAACTCCTGAAGAAGCATTCTCTTAACTGTCGGGTTTGTGTAATTCTTTATCTCATCGAACTGTTCTTGTCTCTGAGCAACGGCAAGATTAAGCTGTTTATGAACAAGCTCTCTAGGCTGTTTAGAAAGGAATTGGGACGAAAGGGTTTTACTCCAATCGTCCCAGTCGCCTTCCTCGTTAACACGGTTAATTAAGGAGAGGTGTTCATTACCATCTTTATCAGTATACCATCTTTGACCATTACGCTTTATCTCGGCACCGAATGGATTCTCCATAGGAGTTCCATCTTTCTTTCTCTCAATAGGTTTCAGAACAGTGTTGTCCTTTTCGCCCATCATCGGAGTGCCTTTATGTTTACTCGTGTTAAATATAACATCGACCCCAGGCGGCATATCGTCCTTATACATCGCCATGCCCTTGAGGTAGTGTGTGTCGTCTACAAGTATTCTGACCTGAGCATAGTTCTTTTCGCCCAAAGAAAGATCCTCGACGCCCCTTCTCAGATAGATTACGCCATCTTTCTGAGAACCACCATCTTCAGCATACTCGATTTTTATTCGCTTTGAAGAAAGGCTCGCAGGATATTGAAAGACAGTCTCTTTAGGCATATTGCTGAGGTCGACCTCATACTTCACGAGGGACTCTTTCTTGACAAGAGGTCTTACCTCTGAAGCATTCTCGAGTTTCTCTGTAGTCCACTCTCCTGTATCAGGATTCTTGTATTCCTTCTTATAAAGGTCTCCCCAATTAGTGCCCTTTGGACAAGCATACATAACATTCGTCTGCTGGTCCTTTACAGTTACCTGCTTCTCACCAATACCGTAAACTCTGTAACCCTCTGCATCGAGAATATTAAGAGCCTGCTCGAACTTCTCTCTCGAAAGTCGTTTACCAGTAACCGGATCTTCGAAGTTAAGCTCTGCGCCCTTTCCGACGTCCAGTGCTGCTCCACGAGCTTCAATCTGCTTTGCTATGGAATCAGCGACATTACGAGATATAGAAGCCTTTGTCTCATAGTGCTCACTTTTCTTAATGAGATCTCTTACGACCGACTCATTGACACCAAGTCTATCGGCTATCTCGGTCTGACTGTGACCGTCTTCAAGCATCGTTTTAGTCGTTGCTATACGGTACAGAGTCCTTTCATCTTTAGCTATAGCCTTCCAAGCTACGAGGTCGCCTGTTGACATCTCCATATATTCGGCAATCTCTTTCTGAGATTTACCTTCTTTTGTCAAAGTCTCAACTCTCGAAAGCCAATCGCCGCTATGCTGATAAGGGTTTTCGCCCGATCCCCACGGATAGCGTCCAGATCTACGCTTAATACCGTAATGCATTAATATCTCTTCCGCTATGTGGTTCATGATATCAAGCCCTTTCTTTAAGTTCTTTTATTAATTTGTCAAAATATACGATCTTGTCCATAATTGGACCTATTACTGTGGCATCCGGTTGGTCCGCAAATATCTCATTGCTCTGATAGATCCTCGTTTCAATCTGGATGTCACCAGGTTTAATGCCATACTCCAAACAGAAAAGAGCAGCATAAATATAAAGCTGCTCCATATGTGCTGGTATGGTTCCTGACTTATAATCATGGATTCTCAACAAATCATGCTTATTAAACGAAATAGTGTCTGCAGTCCCAAAGCAGTTCTCTGAGTAATATAGAATCTGCTCTGGTACCATCTTGAATCCTATTGCGTCGTTGACATACATGTTAAGTGTCTTTTCAGATCTCGGGAGCTTCTGTCCGAGTCTTATACAAAATGCAGCAAACTCATGAAGCTCAGTGCCTCTCTGAGCCGCCGTAAAATTTGTATAACTCTGAATCAGCTTATCTGCATCGTAATTGATCCAGTGATACTTACTTGCTCCGAGGAATGCGTGTTGTCCTCTTAGGTTCGAGTGTGGATTGAAGTCCATCTAATACCTCCTGCTTGTTTTCAGGATATACGAATGAACAGAAAGACATGTTGTTAAGCAGCTCCACATAATGATCTTGAAGTGGCCTCTTGCTTGCATTTGTCTCCCGTTTACATTCGAGCATTGCCCATTTGTCCTTATAAAGAATGATCAGATCCGGAAAGCCGTTTCTATACGGGTCGTGCTTTTCAATGATGCACCCTGGAAACATAGCTTCGATCTCGGCGATCAAATCTTTCTGAAAGTCGCTCTCTTTTTTCATGGTTCACCTCACAAATAAAAAGAAGGCTGAAAAGCGCCTTTATGACACATTCTCAGTCTTCTCCTCCTATAAAAGGGTGTGTGAATTTTGCGAATCAAAAAATAAGAGCGATTGTATCTTTATGAGTTTTCTTCGTCAGGCACCTCTATAAAAATGTCTTTATCGAGCATCATAAGAGCTATGATTGCATCTCCGAACACCTCGATCAGCCCCAGTGTCTCATCACTTACCTGATCAAGCTCTTCTTTGGTGCATCCGCCAAGCTCACGACTCAGGTCATCGTGTAAAACCTTTATCGCTTCGCCACTTTTTCTGGCGTCTTCCACCGTTAGTATCGTCTTTTTCATCGTAAACTCCTCTCTAAATCGTCCAAAATTCCTAAAAAATGGCCAAAAATAACAAATGGCCGGAAAAAGTGGCCAATTGGCCACTTTATTTTGAAAAGTGGCCACGCTCAACCCCAGTAATTGCAAGGGTTTCAGGCTTGCTGGCCACTTTGGCCACTTTTTTTGGCCTATTTATATAAAATTAAATTTTTCTTTTTCCCATTATATGGTCAAAAAAGTGGGCAAAGTGGCCAGAGACCCTCAAAACGTTGAAATTTCAAGGGTTTCAGCTGGCCACTTTTGTTTTTAAAAGTGGCCAATTGGCCACTTTTTTTGGCCAGCGGCCACTTTTCTTAATTTTCACAGACCTCGTCAGCATACATCAAAACGAAGTCTGTATCGCTATTGTATGAAAAATATAGCGGTTTCAGCCCCATTTCTTCCGGGAAGTGAGCTACTATGTGATCGTCATACTCATCATACCGTGCGACCTGCATCGCATACCCAAGAAACAGCTTCGTAAAGCCGGCACGATGAACCCCGACATACATCAATTTATCAAACTGATCGTCATTAATCATCGTTTCCGCTTTTATCCGTCTGCTCCTCGGCTTCGATTTGAACGGTATCTTCTGTTTCCTCATCTTCATCCTCCTCAGCCCAATAAAATTCATCAAAAAGCCATTTCGAGTCCGTAAATATAATGCTGGTAGGCTTGACCTGCTCGACGACACCATCCTCGTACTCCACAAGAGCAAGAGTTTGTGTCATATTAGGCGATTTAAGCTCTATCCAGCCATGAAAGACGGCCTTTTTAGGACCGTTTTTGAATGACTTCTTCGAAATATAACAAGGTCTTATACCATCTGCATGACTTCTCACCTTGTCTACAAGCTTATCTATCCCTGATTCAAGTCTTGCGATGGACTGCCAAATATACTTGTTATCGCTTGTATGGTCGTCAAGCCTTTTAAGAGACCGTCCTATGTCCCTAAGCTCGTCCACCATCTTGTCCTCTGCTGTTTTCGGCATCTGCAAATATCCTCCCCTCTGCATACTTTCTTATGTTGAAATTCTGCTTCCTCATCAAAGCCCTCTCAATTGCCATATCGATGTCGCTTCTGGACTTCAGATGGTAGTAATACAGGTCTTTATAAGGTGTATTCCTACGATCTATCCGTCCGGAAGCTTGTTTCGTCGCACGGTAACTGTAATTCTGGCTGAAAAATATGGTTGTATCAGTCGTGATGCAGTTCCAGCCTTCAGAACCTGCTGTGTATTGAACTAGATATGCCCAAGCCTCACCACTAGGAACTGCTTCATGTTTATGACCGTTCCATTCCCCAAATATCCAGTTCATCTCCTCAAGAAGCGCTCTTAATCCCTCAAGTTCATAGTCGAAGTTGTAAAATATAACAGCCTTCTTCCTCTCAAGAAGTATCTCCCGAACCGCCTCATATCTTGAAGGATCGTCGTTCACAATATGCCTAAGCACATAACACAACTCCCCCGCATTCTGAATAGGCTCTAGAACGCCGTTATTTGCCCTGTAAGGGTTGAATTGAGTGCGTTTGACCATTTTATACTTCTCTTTGTCAAAGTCCGTGAAAACGTCAATTTTATGCTTTTTGGCAAGGTTTTTGTAGTCCATATCAACAAGGATCATTCTCCTGAGTTTTATCAGTTTACCCTCGTTGAAATATCGCTGGACCTTAGGGAACTTGACTCTTGGAGCATAGATGACATGCTGCTGTACGAAGTCTGTTTTATGGCGGTAGAAGCCGTTTGCTATGAACACAGGCACATAATCCATCCAGGTATCACCGGGTGTCGCGCTAAGCAGTATCCAGTCGTTCGAACGGGTTATGTATATGAACGACTTAGACCATTCGCCATAGCCAACTACTCTTTGCTCGTCAAATATAAAGAAGGAGTCCTTTACATCGAGGTACTTCTTTATGTTATTCCACGAGTCGATCGTAACCTTACATACGTAATCACTCTTCTCAGGATCCGTAGACAAGTTAAAGGGAGTGAGTTCTTCTTCCCACTCCCCCTTGTCTCTCTTCTGAGCCGTCGTTATTATGTATAGGTCTTTTGGCCATATCATCTTACTGCCTTCTACGCCGAGCACCCCTCCGTTCTGTGTAAAGTAATATGCGAGAGCCGTTCTCGACTTACCCGATCCAACACCCCCACAAAGGATGCTCCCGGTCCTAAGGCGTCTAACTGCATCTATCTGGTAATCATCGAGTTTGACCATCTGTCTTGTCCGGCGTCGGTGCAGATGCACGCATCTCACGATAGTTTCTCTGGTGCTTCAGAATATCCCTGATCTCTTCGAGGACTTTCCTGTTCTCTCTGATCTCATCCCTTATTACTACGAGTATGTTTTCCATGATGTTTCCTCCTTAAATATAAGCGGGCTGTTTCCTTCGCGAATGTTTATAAGTTAAAGAAAGGAGATAAAAGCTATAAGTTATAGGACATTTGACCAAACTATCCAGCTTGGCACCCGCCAAATATAACTACATGAATGGGTTGTAATCGAGGTCGTCATCCACCGGTTCGGCCGCTTCCGTCATATACTTCTTATACCTTTCCTCATAAGGATTAGGTTCGGCGATAGCCCACATAGTAGCAAGGAACGCTTTGATTCTATCCGTTCCACGATCGTCCCAATGTCTTGGGCTAAGTTCCACAGATATGTTATTGATGGTCAGCGAATCGATAGCCGGAGTCATCTCTTCTGAATAGATCGTGTCTCTTCCTTTTCCCTCGACAATGATGTGGATATCAGGAGGATAGTTGTTGAAACGAGCCTCTACCGACAGATATATCTTATGATTCTCATAATCATAAGACGCTCCAGGAATATAAGGGGATGTGCCATCTTTTCCTTTCTCTTTTACTCTTATATTCCATCCTTCTTCGGACATAATGTCACACGCCCTAGCAACCTCTTCATCGAAATCGGCGTTGTAATTCTTGAACGCGATAGCGAATGTTCTCACTCCGCCGCCAGGGTTTACATCAGTTGGTCTTCCTGTGAAGTTGCGGAATATAAGATCTCCGTCTTCCAGATCTGTGATTGCGATGCACTCTCTTCTTCTCTGCTTGTTATAAACTTTCTGAATCTTCATTGTTCTTCTCCTTCATTAATTCTTCTTGTCTTTCAATTACCATCTGTGCAAAAGATTTCGACGTCTCCGTACTTTCCGATTTCTGCACGAGCGTCTTCAACGAGTTTCTCGTAGTAAGTCCGATCAATATCAGACTCGCGCCCAAGACCTTTAACAATTTCGGCTTCCTGCCAGTAGTAGCCTTTCGTACCGGTAGCGGCGTAATACTTTCCGTCTTTTTCACGATATAGGAGTCCCCCACACGTTCCAGGCTTAACTGGACAGAATAGACCAACCCTGCCAACAAATCTCTTCTTTTCTTCCTCATTTTCTCCTCCAAAGTCTAAATACAGCGCCGTGGTAACTGCCTTCGTTTCGCAAAGGTCTTCGAATTTGATTGGCTTCTTGGCAAATAATGTTTTGAATACATAAGGTACCTGGAATTGCGTTCCCGTCGCAGTCCAAGCTGTTTCAACCTTTTCGCCTGTTGACAACTTGAATTCGTGTTCACCATCTGCATACTTGGCAATATAGACGGCGTCGTTGACCAGGCACATACGATCGTACGTAGCTTCATGCTCAAACGTATAACCGTACTTTTTACCGAATTCCATAACGAAATCAATGATTTCTTGATCCGCGTCAGGAATCTTGATACTATCAGTCTTAATGTGTGCCACCACATAACCCTTCTCCTGTACTGCATGCTTAAGGTCCACCATAAATAAAGCCCCGCGTTTGGCAACGATGTTGTCGATGTTACGGGGGTCTTTGAATGGGTTGTCGAATGATGCTGCGGTTAAACCATACACAGAGTTGATCGCTATCTTAAGCGCTTGAGCAAGGTCTTTAGCCGCCGATTCATCCTCGAGGTATTTGGCTAATTTGCCTCCTAGCATCTTACGAGCCTTATCGAATTCGCCGTGTTTGATGCTGATCCTGGCGTCACGGATATCCTGGAACCTTCTGGTGTATTCTTTACCAAATAGCTGTTCCTGTATAATGCTGGTTGGGTGCATGGAAGCAATATCGAGAAGTGCGACGTTGTGGTAGATTCCAGGCTCTGCGTATACATAGCCCCCTTCTCCGACTACTTCTCCTCGGTAGGTCGATTCTCTTTTGAATTTGTCATAAACATACCCCTGAAAATATGGCTTACCTTTCACAGCATCTCCAAGCTTACGGTAGTTGAACTGGTCTTGTGGGTGCCTGTTGCCTTCGAATATGATTTTGGTTGTGAGGCTGTTGGTCGTATCGTTGACCGTACCGCCTGCCACATCCGCTAATATCCTTCTTGCCGTCCAGTCAGCCTTTCTGGCGTTGAATACAGCTTCGGTGGCAATGACATCGTTATCGCAATACTCTGCAACCTCTTCCCATTTCTCCTCAGGCACCGGCTCATCCCAAGGTAGGCCAAGTTCTTTGTGATGGATGCCAAGCTCTATCTCGAATTTCTTAAGACTCTGTTTCTTAGAGCTGAAGTCATAGACATCCGTATAGCTTATGTTGTAAGCCTCCCTGAAAAATGCATTCTTGTCTCCACCAATAATACGCTGCGACAGATCATACAGCTGCAGGTTGTCGTATCCCAGCATTCTGCCATACAAAATATGATTGTCGTAGCGCCTGCAGTTGAATCCCACAAGGTTGAATTCAAGGAGCTTCTCTATTTGGTCTGGGGTCGGGTTTATCAGTCTTATGACTTTACGTCCTTCTCCCTCGCCCTTATAGTTCACAACTAACAGATTCGGGAATACCTCGACATCGACGAATACAAGACTGCCGTCGTTTGGTGTGATTTTGATTTTTGTTACTTCTGCATCCTCCAAAATATCTTCCTTATCCGGATAGCAGAACTTCATCTTCGTCACAAGCTTGATACAATAGTCGGCTTGATGGGTACTGCCGGCAGCGAATGCAAATATAGCAGCCTTCATATCTGTCACATCGTATTCAAGCTTGTCCTCATATGCGTCCTCAAGTATCTTGTATATGAAGTCGATCGAAGGCTTGGTCCCGGGGTGTATCTCTTTTCTGAGATTACGCTCTATCAGGTCTCTTAGTGACTTCTCACTCTTCAGTTTCTCTTTGTTGATCATAGGCTTTTCTCCCTTCAAAGGAAGGCCCGAGTTGATGGTAGCGATCTTAAGACCGTTGCACCTTGTGAGCTTTCGTCTAAGTGAGCTGTTCCCGGTAAATATCTTAATCTCGACATTCTCCGAATACAGCCGCTCAAGTTTGGTACTGTCACCTCCGTAAATATAATGAAGGTGTATGCCCTTTCCGCTCTTACTCAGTTCCGCATATGTCGGTGGCCACTTACTCGCTGCCTCAAGGTTTTTCTCGAATGACTTCTCTCCATTCTCATCCTGAATATCGAAGTCAATGACGATGTGCTCCTTTGGCAGTTTGACATAGTGCAGTTCAGAAGTGTCGAGATCAGACAAGGTCGTAGTCACTTCGCTCCACTTTACTTTAGGCGTTCCTTTGTCGTTGGCATATTGCGCGGGATAGGACGCAGCCTCTTCATCAAATATAGACTTACGCTTATTGAACTGTATCGTACGAGTACTTTCCTCGTTCAATACGCTGTCTTTGGTGATGTCGAATTTGTCGGTCCTAAACCCGGAATATACGTTTCTTAGTCTTTCTCCATTATCAACTGTGACCCTTTCCTTAAAGTCCCAAAAATAATTCTTAAGTTCTTCCTTAAACACTCTTTTTGAAAGAGGATATGACACCTTAGCTTCGTTGCAATATGTCTGATACATCTCCCAAGCCTGAGCGAGAGTTGTCCTGTCGTTCGACTTGAATATAAGAAAGCTGTCAGACACAAAGTTGTAGAAGTCATTCGAGGCGCTCATCATGTTCACAGGAATATAGTCGTCGTATAGTCCCGGATTCGACTCATACACCTCTTTGCAGTGCCATGCGATAGCCCCAAGTTCGAAGTCTATACGTGATACAAGCTGGTTGTATTCTTTCTTGGGCACCTTTTTGCCGGTCGGTGATACGTCTATCAACCTTCTCAGCAAACCCGACTTAGCATCAGTGATTTTAACCGGCTTATTGGTACCCATGAATAAGAATGTACGAAACCTGTTCGTATACTGTGACTTGAACTTCTCATTGACCGTCATAAGCTCGTGAGATACAAGGCTGTTCAGTCTCGTATTATCCTCTATCCGTGACAAATCCCCGTCGTGTTGAATCGCCACAAGTGGATTAGACTTGAACGACTCAAGAGCGAATTGAGCATTGGAGCTGCCAAGAGCTTTGGCATCGAATGTCGAATAATATCCGTCAAACAGCTTCTGTATTATGTTAAGTACTGTAGACTTACCTGTTCCCGCTTCTCCATACAGGACTATAAATTTCTGAATATCCTTAGAGTCTCCGTTAATGATCGAGCCGATAGCCCATTCAAGCTTCTGTTTTTCCTCAGGAGAATATAAAACGGAGACCAGTGACTCGTAAGCACTTATGTCTCCGTTCTCTAAAGGATATGTCAGAGTTCTTGTGGCATAAGAATCCTTCCCGACTTTGTCGTTCGAGAAATATACGACGGAGTCAAGGTCGTGGTAGTTGTCTCGTGATTGTCTTTGACAATACTTATGCCATCTGTCGATGGAGCCGCTATCAGAGTCCCACATATGCAGAACTCGTACTCTTGTTGCATCTCCCGACTCGAGTATTTTCGCTTTATTATTATCTGCATAAGTATCCAGCTCCTTATCTACAAGCCGTATCAGGTCTTGCTCGTCCGTAGACCAGAACCCGGTATCGGCGTCCCATACTGCATAGAAGTCCCCGCCTCGTATCATGAGGTCCTTAGAACGATTGTTGATAATGAATTTAGGGTAGATCTCAACGACACTTTTTGCCGTTCTGGTCGACACCATGAGAAAATCCAGCATCGTTTACTCCCCCTCCTTCTCTAAAATATAATTCTGATACCAGCACATCTGGTACCATATCTCGACTTGGCGGAGGTCCTCCTTGATTCCCGGAATATAAAAGAGACCGCCAAGCCCGTTTGGGTAGTAGTCTCTGTTAAGGAATCTTGCTATTATGTTTTTCACATAACCAGCGTTGTAGTGTCTCTCATACATCGGCTCGAGTCCAAGATTGTTGATCATCATCCAGAACCATGCAGAGCTATCTATCACTCCCGAAATGTTCTCGCATTTGCGCGCCAAAGCGATCATCACCTCAAGAACACTGCAAAATCTGGACACCTTGTCTCCGGTAATCGACGCGTACTCATACTGGAGAGCGAGACCGTCGTCCATTCTGTAAATATCATTAGGAGCTATTCTCTCATCGTACTCAAACGGTGTCTCATATAATTCAGAAAGGAGAGAAATATAGGACTTCTTATAAGCGGAGGTGCACACGAGGTTGATAAGCCAGTCGAAATATGGTCCGTTCATGCTTAATCCTCCTCTGGGTGTACCCCTACTACATCTTCATAATTATCTTTGGCCCTTATCAGCTCGAAATCCATGCGTAACTCTTCGTTTCTGACATAGCCCTCCAAAATATCCCCGTCCAGAATAGCTGACAGCACCTTTCTGCCGACTGTCTGGTCGATATCGGATATAATGTTGTCAGCTGTATCTGTGACATAACCATCAGGCCATACCATAAACGTGTCTTTCATGAATTCGTCATCAGCATCGAACTCCTCGAATGTGATCTCGTATGGCATCTTGTTTTCACTTGGTGCCGTTACTTCCTCGTGATGCACATATGGCTTGTTATAATCCACATAGGCAGGCGTTGTAGAAATATAATCCTGCGCAGGCGACTGTTTGGTTTGCATTTCTTGCTGGTTCTCAGCACAAGGAAGAGGAGCTGTGCGACCAGACTCCTCCTTATACTTGTCTATCTCGTTTTGTATGTATTCTTCTGATTTAGAACGCATTACAAAATATGTAATGACAGAACCTGCTATTGCACCAGAGACAGCCGCTATGAGCGTACTTAGTCTCATGGCTACCTCCTTATGCGTATTTTCTCATAAGACCCCTGATATCACCCTGACAATTGAAGTTCAGGAGCCATGCCGGTTCATAACCGTTGATCGCATCGGCATTCATGAAGCAAATATCCCCGTTTGGATCTCTCATTGTCTCCATGAGTCCGAAGTCTACGAAGTTGTCACCGTATGGATTGTCGCCATTCGGGAAATATAACCATCCTGCAGAACGCTCGAACTCGTTATCAGCTCTTGAGAGTTCCATACCAAGCGCCTTCAGTACTTCATCGAGGAACAAGTATCCAGGAGTGTTTGTCGCCGAATCCGACCTTGCGATGATCAGATTCCTTGCCCATTCCTGAGCCTGTCCAAGGAAGTTCTTGTTCCAGAATGGATCGTTGTCGTCGAATTCACAGGATGAGCCATTATCCCAAATATAAGTGTAAGCACCCATCAGAAACGGGTTCTTCGAAGTCTCGTCCATTTTTCCAGATTTATACGGGACGAACTTTGAGCTCTTCTTGGTCTTACCTTCTTCGTCAATAGTCTCGATACTGACTTTCTTCTGCTCAAGACCAAGAGCTAAATCCCGGTCGGCGTCTTCACCGTACTTCTCAACCACTCTTCTTCTGTAAGCATTATAAGCCTCGTTTACAAGAGCGAGTGCTGCAGATGCGCTCATATGGTTTGCTTTGTGGTCTGCATTGGAGCTGAACATGAGACCGAATCCGAGAATATAGAGCGCGATGTTGAATGCATACTTCTTAGCCAGATTTCTGATGAGCCAGAATATCATTATGGCTTTGTCTCTCTTCTCATCCTTAGCAGAGTATTCGTCAGGGCATTTCTCTCTTGCTTCTGTGATGATCTCGCACTTCTCTTTGTATGTATCAAGGACTTTCTCAGCCTTAAGCGTGTCTTTGCACATTCCACCTGTTGCGCAGATGGCGATTACTGCTCCGGCTCCCATCTTGATTTCAGGATAGTAAGCCTTTACGAAATATAGAATCTTCTTTTTCATGGTTTTCCTCCTAATCTAAAGGTCTTGGTTTAGGCATTTGCAAAATATATGGTTTCTTGCTATTCCGGTTATCGCGCAGTACTCTTGCCTGAGACAGATCATACCAACCCCAGTTGAACGAGGTTACCGGTGGTGTCTGATCGGCAAGGTCATAAATATCCGCGACTTTGACAAACGGATAGCGAGCTCTAAGCGCTTTGAGTTCTGTGAGAATATCATCCGCCTCTACTCTTGTCTTGAAACGGTATATGTTATCCTCATCCTCTTGCTCCAAAGGCTTCTGGTAGTTGTAATATGAACTACCTTTTGAAATGGAGTTGTAATTCGTTCTGGAGCTGCCAGGCATGTAACGTCTTCCAAACATAATCGCAAGTGCACTTTGCAATATGTTATAGATGCCGTCTGTCACACTTGGCAGAATAACCTCATACAGGATTTCGTGTTTCGCCGTCTCGGGATCATTCGTAATGACCGAGTCAAATATCCGTCTGACAACAGAAGGTTTATCGACTATCATGTCGCCTGCTTCGAGTATTGGCTTCGGTCTCTCCCTTGCCGGCTGAATATCATTCTTCTGCACTCCATCTCCCAAAGAGCTCCTGAATTTATGTGAATTGTTTGGTATGTCATTCATGAGTTTTCTCCTGAGAAAAATAAAAGGAAGCCCGTTTCCGAGCTTCCTTAATCCGTTTGTTAACGTTTAGTTCTCTGCTACTTCGTCGGCAGGATTTACTTCAACTTTCTTCCTGTTCTGAAGCTTGTCCTTGGCCAGACCATACAGCTTGACTGCGCCTTTCTTGAGTTCTCCGGCTGTCACATATGCGACTGCGCCGAGGAATCCTCCAAGGGCTGTTGCTGCCATAGATCTTCCGCTTTCAGTGTTAAGCTTCTCAAGTACATTAAGATTTTTCATTTTGTTTTCCTCCTTCAAAATATGTAGATAGAGTTATCTCTATTATAGCGACTGTAATTTCTGCGAATTCAGTAATCCAGGAAATCCCTGTTCGCATATGTTATAGGACTGTAATATATAACAGTGCAGTTACGATCAGCATCAACCGGCACCCAATTCTTATCGATTCTGAGAAGACCTGTTGCCTGCGAGAATATCCACGCCTTACCAAGATCTATTACCGGAAGACCGAGCATGTCATACCAATCGTTCAGATCAAGGCACCCGTCTCCCGTCGTAGCCATATCATTAAGCATGTCGTTGAATGTCGCTTTACAGCTATCGATCCATTCCTGACTTGCATAGAAATATCTTCCCGACGCATAGTCTCTGAAGAGTGAGTGTCCGTGACCCGTTTCGATAATGACAGCATTCTCGACTGGGTCGTTTGCGATGCTCCTCTCGGCTACCTCATGCCTGATCTCCTCTTCCTTCTTAGGCGAGAGTACTGTCTTGGCGGCTGCCTCATAATCCTGTTTTGCCTTGTTGGTGATAGAATATATCGTCAGGGCATTAGAGAGTTTGTTCAGCATGTCTTTGTGACTGCCTATGCAGAAGAACGTACCAATTCCGAACAGAAGAAGCACTGGCCAATATGTTTCCGCATATGCCAGCAGAATATCGGTCTTAGTTGTCACGTCTGTCTCCGTTCTCTTTTCAGGATCGTTCGCATCAGCTACAACCTCGATCTTCCTGTGCTTCTCCAAAATATCTTCTGCCTTGAGTGTCCGCGACCTGCAGACAAGTACAGCACCGGCATAGCTGACGATTCCTGCTGCCAGTGCGAGTTCGGAGCGATTTTTGTTTGCCGCATCCTTTACCGTGTTAAATAGTTCCATGGTTTTTCTCCTTCCTTTCTATAAAAAATACAGGAACCCTCAATATTGAGTGTCCCTGTATCCCTATCAAAATTCATCTATTTCGAAGTCGTTTACTTCGAATATGTTTTCCTCCGGTGGTGCTACTTGTTCCTTTAGTTCGTAAATATCATCCATAACCCGATCCTTTCCAATCTTAGCGAGTCCTGTTCCCGCTACTATCAGTCCTAAATCGGCTATGAATTTCCAACCTAATGGTCCCATGTTTTCCTCCTTATTAAAAATATCCAAGTTTTAACTTCCTATTATAAGGAGTGTCAATTTTGCGGAAAAGAAAAAGAGGAATCATATGATTCCTCCTATAGACATCATTAAGTTAGTTGCTTACTTATCATGCATGAACATTATCGGTCTTACGATCGGTTCCGGTTTCTTGAAGTGCTCTTCGTAGATGAGCGAAATTCCGCATACGTAAAACAGTAGTCCACATATGAAAGTTGTCGTCTTAAAGATTTTCCATAGTGTCTTCTTCATTGTCCTCTTCCTCCTGTTCTTTTAATACTTCATCTTTAAGGTTTTTAACCTCTACAAGCTTATCCATCAAACGTCCTGCATCTTCAATGCGTGCGTTTACACCTTTACGATATATCTGTACTAATCCATAGACCGCTACTCCTTCAATAGCAAGCAGTCCTGCAAATTCCAGAATAATCTCTATCCAGTCTTTCTTCGTCATTGTTTTGTCCTCCGTATTGATTATTAAGTTGTGCGGGTTTATTCCCTATTATAAGGAGTGTGAAATTTGCGAAATATAAAAGAGGATCAATTGATCCTCATTCGTCGAATAATGGGCAAGAAGCTTTACACCTTGGGTACTCTCCTCCGCAAGCTCTACAGCCCGGTGGAATATAATCCTCGTCGTGCTCACTCTCATCTATGAAGTCATCATCGTTCTCTCGTTGCCAGTCAAGCCATGCACAGTATTCCTCAGGTGTCATTCTTTTATCTTTCTTTGCCATACTGTCCACCTCCCGGTTTGCAGTATAGCATAAGGGAAGAGCGCTTGTAAATTGGGCGCCCTCCCCTTACAGAATATCACCATCTGTTGGTGTCATTCATGCTGTTTCTCGCTCCGAGAGTCTTGATCACTCCATCTTTCTCGAAGAGCATATACCTGTGGTTCCAGAATCCTTTGAATGCCATTCTGCTTGCGAGTTCCGCCATCCTGATCTTCAGTTCGTTATCGGCCATTGCTTTGTTCTGAGCTGTTCTTGCATCTACCGCGTAGATTGCATTCTCAGACTTGTTGATGCCGTTAAGCGCTTCCTGAAGATTCTTGAGTGACCTGCTTGCCGTTTCATACTTCGTATCCCAAGGGTCCAGTCCAGCTAATGCCTCGTATCCTTCCGTGAGTCTCGTCTCAAGTGCTTCTTTATAAGTCATGATTTTTCTCCTTTCGTTAAATGAGTAATATCCTATAATAGGAATTGTCATTTATGCGAAGTCCTAAGCACCACATACTTGTTTTTCGTAACTTCCTCGAACGGACCGGTAAGCTCTATTGTATAGCACCAGCCCTCGTCTATTTCTTTGATGTGGAGTATGCCCCATACCTTCGAGTACCAGACGATACTTGATGCAATTATCCCGGACGCGAATCCTGCTATCAAATATACAAGCCATAAGTATTCGATCATTCGTATTCCTCCTCAAGGTAATCAGGATAGAAGTCCATCTCAATCAAATATACTTCCTGTTTAGGGTCGACCCATTCCGGTATAGGCAGGTTAGTAGCCTTGTGTGTATTGTCGAAGTCGATCCAGTAGATGCCATCGAGCTCTACGCAGCCCCAACCATACTGTCTTTGATGCATTGGCAATGGCGGCTCGATACCGAGGAACTCGTGGAATTCGGATAAGGTTGTATAACCTCTTAGCACATAATTACGATTCAGATTGTATTCTGCGTCGAGCACCCTTCGGAATGTCGATTTGAAAAATACATCTGAGCAAGGAAGGTAGAATACATGTTCCTCGGTATCGTCACAATCGAACGAGAGACAATTCTTCGAGAGCATCCCGCAAGAATATATCTGTACGTCGTCCGCCTTCTGTGCCATAATAGCGTTTACTATGTTCTGATGCGCCTCCTCGCCGTATACCTCCTTAACCTGCTCCTCATAATCACGATGGAATTGGTTCAGGGTCATGTAGGCGGCCATAAGAGCTCCATACTTCTTGCGGTTTGAAATATCCGAACCGAGTATGAATGCTGCTGTTGCAAGGAAACTTACAGTTGGCAAAATATAACATTTCCACGTCATCTTGGCGACGTCTTTCTTTGTGAGTTCTTTCCCTGTTACAGGCTGTACTATCTTTCGTTTGCCGTCATAAATGATCATAGCGTCATGTTGATTTGTCAAAACTGATTCAGCTTTTAGGACGGCTCTTGCTGAGAGTCCTGCTGTAACACCGGTGCCGATAATACCCATTACAGCAAATACTGTTCCTTTGTTTACTTTCATTGGTTTTCTCCTTTGGCAAAAATAAAAGGATCTGGTAGAAGCTGATTATCAGCCTCCACCAGATTTACCTTACCTCCTAACTATCACAGTGTTAATATCTACTGGTGATTCCTCAATTCCGAGTCTCTTGATTGTTACGGTTATTGTGTTGTCGTCAGCCATGTTAAGCTCCACATCAAAATCATTGCTCTTGTTGACCTTGTCGATTACTCCTTCAACAAGCTTTCCGATCTTATAGGTTCTTGTCATTGCGTTAAACATCTTTGTTCCTCCTTTGTGTTCAGAATTGTTTTCTTCCTATTATGGGAGGTGTGAATTTTGCGATTAACAGACTCGGAAGTGGCTATTCGCCTCGATGAAGTCGTGATTCATACATCTGCGCAAGAAATAAGGGCCATCTGTCTTCCTTTGCAGATAGCCCTCATGATATCTCTCCATCATCTCAAGTTTGAGCATTCGGAACGATTGGCTTGTTTCTCTTTCGTAGATGTATCCGATATCAGCATCGTCGAGACTCCTGATTTCGAAATATCTACGCATTGGTTCTCCTTCTTCTCTTAGGTTTCTCTTTGAAGTTGACCGGTTTATGAGAGTCCTCATTACCTGGGCTATACAGGCACTCATTGCATGGATCCTCGTCTTCCGGCTTCTTCTCGAACAGGCACTTGCTGCAATACTGATCAAAATATACTTCTTTAGTCATCGTCATTCTCCTTCTTTGGAACGCGACCATTATTACCCTGAGGCACTGTGGCGTCAAGGTACATAGCGTCGTAAATATCTTTATCCGAGGCATCGTCCGGCAGCACGATTCTGCCACATCTGCCTTTGCTGAATGTTATGAGCTCCATGACATCCTCCTACCAGAAATATCTCGCTATGGTGTTCAGCGTGTTGGTATTGGTTATCATGCTTCCCGGTGCCTTGTTATACACGACGATCTTGGAAATATCCTTGTAGATCTCGTGAAGTGGCATACTTGTTATGTCAAGGAAGCAGGACTTCCCGAAAATATCGGAGATCCTGAGATACTCGCCTTCTGTTTTCGACGTTCTGGCATACTTGATCTCTCCGAAGTTCGGGAATGCTGACAGAATATCCGTCAATTTGCTGATGTACTCCTTACGTTCTGCAAACATTGCTCCTCTTGTCTTCATTGTGGTTTCCTCCTTATCTCGTTTTGTTCTCAAGTAATTTCGACAGTATCTCATATATAAAACGGCTACCGGTCGAAGCCCTGTGCGGGTTGCCGGTAGCTATGTTCATTCCGTCCTTGATGGACTGCTTCAGAATATCTTTTCCGTCGTTGATCCTTCTCTCCTTGGTTACACCGGATGCGTACTTTGCAGGATCGAGTTTGGAATATGCGATGTCGAATGCTTTGGCATATTCAGGATCGGTCTTCTTAGCCATCACTTTGTTCTTGATAGCTTTCCTCCTGTTGCCGGCTCCTTTGCCATAATACATCTTCGCTTTCATGTATTCCTCGGCATCTCTTCTTGCAGCTCTTTCTGTACTTGTCATTGGTTTTTCTCCTTTCATATTAAGTTGTGGTAAATATAGTTCAGATAGTTTCAAGCCAGTTTTCCGGCTTTTTCGGCCAGTCATAATCTTCTGGAACCCAATTATAGCCGGTTCTGATAGGTTCCAATTCATCCAATGTTTGTTCTACTGTAAGCCCTTGTTCCATAACCTCATATGCATGATTGAAAATATCGGAAAGTAATTCGTGTGTATCCATAGTTGTTGCCTCCGTATTAAATTGTGATAAAAAATAACGACGCCTACACGTCGTAAGCGTCGTCTTCATCGGTTGGGAATTCGAATAGAATTCTGTAAATATCTTTGATAAACTTCGTGTTTATTTCTCCGCCAGTGAGCCCGTAGATTCCTATTACTACGGCCACCATGGCCAGAGTTTCAAATAGTATTACGATAGTATTACAAAATATCATCATTACGTCCATCGTTTTCTCCTCCTTTTCCTATTATAGGAGGTGTGGTTTTTGCGGTCGCCGCTTTCTCTTCCATCCTGCTGCATCTCCCGGCGACCACACAGCATGCATAAGCTGCTACCACAGTCATTGTGCAAAATATAAGCAGGACGATCTCAACTATCATGTGTCTAGTCATCTTGTTCCTTCTTTCCAAATTTACTGTTCAGAATGGAGGAGATATACGTCTTCCATCTCACAAAGAAAAGCGATATTGCAGGCCAGATGCCAAAGATGCGGTAAACCTGACTCAGAGTCAACCGACTTTGGATCGTCAAGGTATGCGAGGAAGTGTCGATATGCAGCATCGCGGTATCGCTCGGGCTCGACTCCTCTCCAGTTGTCAGGTCCACCGTCAGGGTATTTGTTGTTTCCATATTCCCTAATGGCTGCCACGTCCCAGATGATTCGTCTAGGTACCAAAGACAGCTTTGCTTTTCCGTAGTCCTGTTTGGCATGGTAGTCTACCTCCTTTTTCTCAGTAGAATCTTCACTCGTTGCAAAATTCTTTTTGATGTAGTCCAGAAGATATCCATCCGAGAATGCGGTATGAGAAAACTCGCCGCACTCAGGGCAATAATACCTGTGCTGTGGCGGATAACTTGTATAAGTCACGGATTCATCACAAAATATAAATGCCCCGCAGATAGGGCATTTGATGTCAGTTTCTCTAACCATATTAGGCGCAGTAATTGTATCCATAAATATCACCTCCTAACATTTCACCGGTGGTGTCCCGAGCGTACAATGGCAGATACCGGAACCGCCATTTGATGGATGATTGCTGCAGGATTTGCATGCTTCAGGAATGTGAAGAGTCTCCAGATCCGGTTTCGGTGCTTCTCTTACAAAATCGTCTTTCCTGTTAATCCATTTAGTAAAGAGTCTTGCACAGTTGTAGCAGAGAATATAATTCTCATCGTCAGTCATCTCTGACATCTTTCTTATCTCTGGTGGCTGGAGCTTAAGCTTGAATACGTCTGAGGAAAGCTCGGATCCAAAAACCTGGAGTTCCTTACCACACTTATCACAAAAATACTTGATCATATATAATCACCTCCAATCAGAGAGAGTTATAGAACGCCAACAGTTCGTTTTCTTCTTCCTCTGTAAGTCCAAAGACCTCAAAATATTCGTATTGATAGCATATGTCTATAGTCACCCCGTCTTCCTCCCAAATCGTTGACATCGGATCGCCAATCCAATTCGGGGTAAAGAACAGACCACACGTAGCATCACTATATCTATCTCTTATTACATTCTTTACTTTATCTATTCTTGAAACATTGATTGGTTTATCGAAATATATTTTGTCACCAGACTTTACAATTTGAACATTACCCCCTTGAAATACTGCCATTATTTTCTACCTCCTGTTCCCAGACGAAATGATTCAATAGCGCTTGCTCGACACATAGTTCGCCATCTGGATCCATGTATAGTGAATGTGAATTGCGATATTCTTCTGCCGCCTTCTCGGCTAATTCCATAGTTTTATAAACACCGAGAACGTCGTTATGTGTTTCGAAATCTGCCCAATAATATATTAATAGATATACGACGTCTTTCATTGTCCACCTCCCAGCTGCTGCATGATCCACATAAACGCACTCGCATTAGGTGCAATACACCATCCTATAATGTGATATAAAGCCATTCCAAATATAATGACGCCTATGAGGCCTGACCAAACGGCTGTTATTGTCATGGTAATCCATGTGGATTCGTCCCATTCCATCCAAGCTGTTACCCTTCTGGATTTGCACACGACATCCTCCCATTGCGCTTTAGTGTAACCGCATTGCTCGTCATACATTCCAGTTTTTCTGAATATCTCATCCAGCTCTCTAACTTTATCAGGATATATCGCAAGTGTTTCTTGATTTTTCTTCCTCATCCAGAGAAGTCTTATGGTAAACCCTATCGCTACTCCAATAAATATAAGAGAGACGACCAGCCAAATCGAATGCTTCGCTATCTGATAACCGGCCATCTCCGGAATAAGTTTGCTTGCTGTAGTACCTAGCTTGTCGCATAGGTTGTTTATTATACTGTTTACGTCGTTACTGTTCATCTTCGTATTCCCTTTCTGTCATGGTGTTAATAAATATGCGCCAATACACAATATAGTGAAGAAGGCGCTGAGAGGTATCGCCACTTTTGGCTCGTCTTCTATCCAGCATATAAGTGCAATAATTGCTTCACATATCAGCCAGAGACCTATTAGTACCTTCATCTACTTCTATCTCCTTTACAATTTTCGCTCCGTATGGACAAAACCCATTACCGCCAAGTTCATCTCGAAATTTTTGGCACCAAGGAAAATTCATTCTACAGTTTTTACATTGAACCAGATCTAGTATGCATAGATCCTG